AGACATTATAGTAATCTCCCTAATAGAGCGTGTATATCAAGTTTTTGTATAGAATAGGGTGCGCCATTTATAGTTGACTCAACACCCACAGTTACTACTGTACCGCTTCCTGTACCGGCTACTTCAGGAAGCTGTATGTCAACACCAGTAGAGTACTCAGCGGTACTGTTGTACTCACTTACACCGTACTGTGCTATTGTAGTATTACCTATACCTGAAGTAAATGTTTGTTTATTGTAATTAGTATTATAGTCATAGCCCCAGTTAAGTACTGTTGTGGCTGACACATTACCAATTACAGTTAGGTTAAACTTCTTAAGAAACTTAAGGTTAGCCGCGTTACCAAAGTCCATAGGGTTACTGAAGTAACTCAAGGTGTACGCCGCAGTGTTGTCCGTATAGTCTTTGTACTCGTAGATACCGTTGCTTTTACCTAAGTATATCGTACCGTTCTCACGGGTTGCTAAGGACAAAGGCGTTATGTCAGACCAAGTTGTAGCCCTGCTAGACCCATCGGGTAACGAGGTACGCATATCAAAACAATACGTAGTATTGCTGTCAGGTAAGGTTAATAAGTAAAAGGCTTCCTCTGCGCTGTATACAGACTTGATTGGATTAGTTTGTAATGCTACAAAGGACAGTAAATCATTACGCACATTTTTACTAATGTCACGCATAGGCATAGACTTTTCTTGTATAGTCCTACCAAAGCTACGTACACCAGCATCAGACAGGAATAGTATGTCAGTACCTGTGTGTTGTACTGAGTCACGCTCTATACAACCAACGCCCTCTACAGTGTCTGTAAGGGTCATAGAAGCGGGACTAGAGGCTCCTGAGTACACCAGTATAGACTTCTTACCAAAGATGATTAAAAAGCCATTGTGAGCCGCTAGAGCCGTTATCTCATCGTGACCAGTAGGCCATACTGTAGTCACATCCAAAGAACCAGACGAACCTCCAGTCCAATGATGTCCTTGTAATAAATCAGACCAGTAGACAGTGTGCTTATTGCCAGTCACGTCAGCGGCCCATAAACGTCCATATGCGGCCAATACTTCGTTAGCCTGCGGTGGTGTACCTGTAGCGTGGGAATGGCTTGAATGAGCCTCTAAAGCCGGAGAACCGCCATGGTCAGTATATATTAAAGGTTCATGTCCTCTTTGGTAAAAATACGCATGGTCATTTAAGTTAACTATCTTCCAGTTATTGCCTGTAGGTGTATAACCAGAGGGGGTTATGTCAACCAAAGTAGTAGTACCAGAGAATATTTTATTATTACCCGCTGACAATATACGTTTGTCACCACTTTTGTCTACATACTCAAAAACAGTTTCAATACCACGACTACTGCCTAACACACTAGAGCCGTTGGTTGACAACGCTGTATAACCTTTCCTAGCACCTACACGACCAAAGCGGTCAATAACACAGTTGTCAGCTACAGCCGCAAAGGAAGCATCCAAACCTACTGGTGAGTCCTGTGTGTTAAGACCTGCAAAGGCAGGAGCTTGAATTGTAATGTTCTGTAATTGTCGAGCCATTAATTATAAGTCCAAATAGTTTCAGAAGGAAATCTTGCGGCATCCAAAGCTATTGCATCAGCTAGTGTAGCATCAGCTAGAGCAAACAACTCAGCCGCGCTAGTACCACCTGTCTCTCCACGCTCTCTGGCGGCTAAAGCTGTTGCGTACTGCACAACAGGAGAAGAAGGAACAGACAGTGTATCTGTGTCACTTGTAAAAGCCTCAGTCCTTTCTACTAAGTTAAAACGTAAACTATATACACCATCGGGAATAGGATAAATGTCTACAATTAAATTACCACTAGCATTTGCACCATTCCAAGAGTAGTAAGAAGGTGCGCTTTTGGGTGGGTCATTGTTTAAAAAAGCATTATTCATCCAAGATGAACTAGCTTGTTTCATGAAATAATTAGATGTATCATTAATTACATCCAAAGTTTTAGACTGATAGTTAGTGCCAGATAAGGCATAGCTAAATATATCTGCTACTGTGTCTACAGTCAGTGTGTCTCTAAGTGTTGACCAATCCCACGCATCTTCTACGATACGTTTAGCATCATTAACCAACTCACCTACAAGTTTAGAGTAAGAGTTCTGGTCAACAGTAGTTACTTCGTTTTCCCTTAGTCTGCGTAGTACGCTGTTTACAAGTTGTAAGTAAGTCATTAGAATGAATATGTCCTTGGTTGTTGTCTTGTTGGCATTAAGTCTCTGTCATAAAACTCTTCGTACTCAAAGTATTCTGGTGAAATGCCAATCTCTGTTTTAAATTTAAATAGTTCATTACTGAACAGTTCTTCTACTTGTGTAGGTATATTGGAAACAGGCGGTCTATATGTACCATCCATGTTTATACCTGCTAATGAAGAAAGGTCTACATCGCCTAAAGCATCTTTTAAGGTGTCTTTAAACGGCTCTAAAATGTCTTCTGCGGTTGACCCTACTTCTTTTACAACATCTTCTATAGGTCTTCCTATTGCACTTACGGCATCTACTAGAGGCTCTAAGGCTGTACCTGTGGCATCCATTAAAGGCTCAAAAACGTCACCTACTGCGCTACCTGCATCTACAATAAAGTCACCAATTGCTTTTATTCCTTCGGGTGTATCAAACTCTGGTAAATCAAAGTCTAAGCTAGGGAAGTTTTCTTTTGCCCAATCTAAAGCATTTGAGGCTACATCACCCACATCAGAGAGTAAAGCATCTTTTAAAGAGTCTTCTAGGCTTTCACCGCCTATAGCTACATCGGTAACTGTACCTGCAACATAGTCATTAAATACTTCTTCACTCATATTTAATGCTTCGGGTGTAATACCTATATCTGCCAAAGTATCGTTGACTACATCTTTTGTAAGGTTTCCTGTTGCCCAAGACTTAGCCCCTGCTTTTAAAGCATCTTCTAAATCACCACCTGCTACTAAAGCCTGTGCGCCTGTAAGCATAGGTGCTAAAGCAGGATTCATAAAGGAAGCTATTTGTAAACCTACTTGTACTAGCTTACCAAAAGTGCTTTGTTCTTTAGGGTCAGAAAAGCCTATTATATTATAGTCACCCATAGCACCCATTTGGAAGTTGTCTCTTCCTGCCATGTAAGCATTTAAAGCTGTACCTGTGTTAAGGTGTGGTGTAATAAGTTCGTTATTATAAGGAACAGCCGCTATACTTCTACCTGTTTCTAGTTGTATGTTATTCCTGTTAAGATAATCCTGCATGGTTGCCGCTTGTGCATCAGCCGCAATCCTAAAGAAGTCATCTTTATCTGCATTGTTATAGCGTTGGAACTCTGCCTGTGTTTGGAAGTTTGGTGCGCCTTGAGAAATAAGTTTATTTATCTCTTTGTACTCTGGGCTATTTAGTTCATACTTATCACGTTCAGCATACAACGTACCCATGTATACTTGGTCTGCATATTGTTTAGCACCACCAAATGTAGTAGGGTTAGCATAGTCAACCCCTGCCTCTTTCGCTACTTGCTGTCCTTCATTACGTCTTAGTAAATCACTTCTTAAGTATTTTAGCGGTACTTCTACATCCCAAGGACTCATACTTCCTGTTAGTAAACCTTCGCGTAATACGTCTAATTCGCCTAACTCAGATTGACTGAATAAACCAGAGTTAGTTAGTAACTCATACTCTTTGTTAAACTGTTCAATCTGTGCATCACTGGCTCTACCTTCTTCTCTATAGTGTTGATTATACTCCCAATCGGGTGGTCTATAATAGCTACTATATGCTGACTGCTGTGTCTGACCTACTTGAAAAGGTAAAGGGTCTCTAGGTGCAGGAGCAACATAATCTTTGTCTCTAAGTCCCCACTCAAACGTACTATAATCTACAGGCTCAGTATCTTCTATGCGCTCACCTTTTAGTTCTTCTTCTTCCGTTATAGAAAAAGGGTCAGCATCAAAAGGACTAGCAAACGCAGTATTAGTAACCATTATTTCTCTCTCTGTACGCCTTTAACTTTTTCAGCAGTTCTCATTACACCCAGACC